GGGCGGGGCGCCTGATCCGGACCGAGACCGACCGTGGCCACCTCCACATCGCGGACTCCCGGGCCGAGCAGATCGTGAACTCCAAGGACCTCATGGTGAAGCACCTCGGGGAGTTCGCTCGTGTGTAACGACGACGCGGCCCTGCGGCTGCTGATGTTCATCATCACGTACATCGTGGGGATCGCCGTACTGGCGAACGTCGCCGGCGTCACCGTAGTCTGGTGGTTGCGGAAGAGGGACCACATCAAGTAGGCTCGCATCATCGCGAAGAGGGACCGAGGACACACCGGAATCACTAGTCCATGTGGACACAGGGGAAGCGCGACACCAGCGCCCCCGTTCGAAGAAGCCGGATCAGATCCTCGGTCCCTCGCGTATTTGGTACGCTGGGGCACGTAGGTGGGGCAGTGCCCACCACGGAGACCGCAGGAGGTCGCGATGCAGCGCACAGTCATACTGGCAGGTTCCCTCAGGGAGGCGAACGCGTACTGCCGGGAGAAGCACATCCGTGCGACCTTCGCGAGCAACTCCACGCAGGTCAAGCAAGCGACCGTCATCATCGAGCTTCCGGGCTTCGGGCTGCGCCGTGACAGGTTCACGCTGGCCAACACCCGCGACGCCCGGCTGAAGTACGGCAAGAACGTCGAGTACATCGACGAGGCCGACTGGGAGATGCCGAAGCCGGCCGTCACCGTCGCCGACGTCGAGCACGAACTGGAAGAGGGGTTCGCCGAGATCACTCCGGTGGGCCAGCTCGACCTGACCGACGAGGAGACCCTGGTGGAGCTCAAGGCGGCTCTGAACGAGGTCGGCCTCACCCTCAAGAAGCTCCCCCAGAAGAACGTTCCGGTCGAGGCGCCGGTCGTCGACACTCCGGAGGGATTCTGATGGGCGCGCGCGGCCCGGTGGGCAAGAAGAATGAGGCGAAGATGGGTCACCGCACCAAGGCCGAGCTGGCTGGCGCGGAGATCGTCGACCTCGACAGCATCGACGACGAGCTGATCGCCAAGGCGCGCGCGGGACAGATCCCCGGCCTGGAGAACTGGCACCCCGTCGCGAAGCACTGGTACGACAGCCTGCCGCTGTCCGGCCAGAGCATCTACTACCAGCCGTCCGACTGGGCCATCGCCTACATGCTGGCCGAGTCGATCAGCCGCGACTTCAAGCCGCAGTTCGTCGGCGTGAACGAGGAGTCCGGCGAGCCGATCTACGAGACGATCCCACTGAAGGGCGCCTCGCTGGGCGCCTACCTCAAGGGCTTCACCGCGCTGCTGGCCACCGAGGGCGACCGCCGCCGGATGCAGATCGAGCTCGAGCGCGAGTCACTCAAGGGCCAGGGCAAGGACGACGTGACCGAGGATGGAGTCGTTCTCGACCGGGCCGCCATGTTCAAGCAGGGAGGACGAGCCTGATGGCCACCACGTGCGAGAAGTGCGGGTACGACGAGGACAGCTTCGCGTGCAAGATCCGCCACCTCCACATCAACACCGGCGACGCCAAGGCGGGCTCGACGCCCGGCCGGAAGCAGACCGTCGAGATCACGCCGAACGGCCGGGTCCTCCGATGAAGCGGCCCGAGCGCCCCGGCACCAAGGGCGAGATGTGCATCCTGCACCGCACCGTCTTCAGCCGCCCGACAGGCAAGGAGCAGGCGTTCATCATGGTCCCCTGCCGCCCGGCCTGTCCGCAGCACCGGCAGACCCCTCGGTGACCGCGCTGCTGACGACGGGAAACGCCGTCGGCATCCTGATCATCATCGTGCTGTGGGCCACCTTCGTCACCCTTCTGGGCGTGGCGATCGGCCGGAAGATCTCCCGGAGGAAGTAATGACCACGCTGGTCGACGAGCTGGCCGGCCCGCAAGAGGCCATCGTCGAGCCGGTCGCCATCGGTCCCACCTGGCAGCGCAATCCAGACTGGGACGGTGAGGACCCGCTCGGCGAGTTCATCCTGCCCGAGTGGACCCTGGGCTGGCAGATCCTGAAGTGGATCAAGGAGAACCTGCTCGCCGACGAGGTGGATGAGCACGGCAAGCCGATGCCGTTCATCCCGACCTTCGAGCAGATGCGCTTCATCCTGTGGTGGTACGCCATCGACGCGCGCGGCCGCTTCGTATACCGCGAGGGAGTCCTGCAGCGCCTCAAGGGGTGGGGTAAGGACCCGCTGGCCGCCGTCATCGCGGCGGTCGAGCTGGTTGGCCCCTGTCGCTTCATGGGCTGGACGACCCGGCGCCGCCCGGACCTCGGCCTGGAGGTCGGCGACCCCATCGCCAAGTCGCACCCGCGCGCGTGGATCCAGATTGCTGCGGTGTCGAAGGACCAGACGAAGAACACGATGACGCTGTTCCCCGGGCTGTTTACACAGGCCTGCAAGGACAAGCACGGGATCACCATCGGCAAGGAGGTCTGCTACGCGTACGACGGCGCGCGGCGGATCGAGGCAGTCACCAGCTCGCCGAAGACGCTCGAGGGCGGCCGGCCGACGCTGGTCATCATGAACGAGACCCACCACTGGCTCGCGAACAACGAGGGCCACGAGATGAACGCCGTCATCAGCCGTAACGCCACCAAGAGCAAGGGCGGCACGGCGCGACGCCTCGCGATCACCAACGCCTACGAGCCCAGTCAGGACAGCGTGGCCCAGCGCCGCCGCGAGACCTGGGAGGAGCAGGAGGCTGGCCTGACCGCGAAGACCGGCATCATGTACGACTCCCTGGAGGCCCCGCCGGACGCGACCATGCGTCCGCCGAAGATCCGGGACAGCTCAGGCAAACTGGTCGAACAGAACGAGCAAGCTATTCGAGACCACCTGGCCGCGATCATCCGGGGCGTGCGCGGCGACGCGTGGTGGCTCGATGTCGACGGCCTGGTCGACGCGATCCTGGACAAGGAGAACCCGGTCAGCCGGTCCCGCCGGTTCTGGTTCAACCAGATCGTCGCCTCCGAGGACGCCTGGCTCGACCCGGCTGCGATCAAGGCCGCCATCGACCCGCTCCTCGCCGAGCAGCGCAAGCAGCCCGACGTGGACGACCTGCGCGTCGGCTGGCGGAACATCATGCCCGACGAGGATGTCGTGCTGTTCTTCGACGGCTCGAAGTCCGACGACGCCACGGCCATCGTCGGCTGCCGGGTCAGTGACAGCTTCATCTTCACCGTTGGCGTCTGGCAGAAGCCGAAGGGCGAGCGCGGCAAGACCTGGCTGGTCCCCCGGGGATCGGTCGACGCACGCGTGCGCGAAGCGATGAGCACCTTCAACGTCGTTGGCTTCTGGGCCGACCCATCGCACGCCACGGACGACGACGACGGCACCCGCTACTGGGACGCCCTCATCGACGAGTGGCACCGCGACTTCAAGGACGACCTGAAGGTCTGGGCGACCAAGTCCGGCCTGTCGACGCACTCGATCATGTTCGACCTGGCCAGCCCGGAGCGGCAGCGCCTCTTCGTCGGGGCGGCCGAGGAGTTCGTCGAGATGATGGAGTCGAAGAACGACATTGAGGAGTACGATCCTCAATTTTCGATCGACGGCCACCCGGCGCTGGTCAACCACATGAAGAACGCCCGGCGCTACCCGGGCAAGTTCGGCATCTCGCTGATGAAGGACAACCGCGAGTCGTCGCGTAAGATCGACCTAGCGGTCGCGGCCGTCGGCGCCCGGCTCTGCCGGCGCAGCCTGCTGAACACCGAGAAGCCGGAGGAGGACCGCAGTGGCGAAGTCTGGGGAGCATGGTAGCTGGCTGAAGGACAACCAGTACCTCGTTCGAGCCTGCTTCTGGATCGCGATGATCCTGCCGACCATCCTCTGGTGGCGGGAATCAGTGCTGTGGGTGGCGATGATGTCGCTCTACGCCAACATCGAGACAGCCCTGGGTGCTCACGAGGCCCGCAAGGCCCGCAAGGAGAACGGCTCCTGCTAACCTGGACTTGCCTGGGGGTAAGTCCGGGTTAGCTCACTATGGAGGACACATGCCCACTCTCTCGAACGCGCGGCGCAACGCGGCCGCCGCTGGTCACACCGACGCGCTCGACAGCGGCTCGGGTCCTGGCCTCATCCGGGTCTACTCCGGCTCGAAGCCCGCTGGCCCCGACACGGCGATCACCAGCCAGGTCCTCCTGGCCGAGTTCACCTGTGCTGACCCGGCCTTCACCGCCGGGGCGACCGGGGTCCGGACCCTCGACGCCACGCCCGCTCTGACGGCCGAGGGTCTGGCCGCCGGGACCGCCACCTGGTACCGCGCGGTCTCCAGCGACGACGTGGCGCACTTCGACGGCACGGTCAGCGACACGGCTGGCGCCGGTGAGCTGAAGATGAACACCACCACGGTGTCCGTCGGCCTGGACCTCGAGATCACCTCGGGCACCCTGACCCAGCCGGCCTGATCCCATGGCCAAGCTCCTCGAGTGGAGCTTCGACGAAGCCTCAGGCGTCGCGGTCGACCACTCCGGCAACGGCCGGGATCTCACCATCTCCGGCAACACCGCTCGGACGCTGGATACCGAGGGTCACACGCTCAAGGGCCTCACCCAGAGCGCTGCAACGATCACCACCGGCCCCTCCCTGACGGGCCTGCAAACGACGGCGCGCACCGTCATGTTCTGGATCCGGATCACCACCAGCATCACCGGCTGGGTGATGGAGTTCCACCGCTCGGCCGAAGACACCGGAGTCTGGGGGCTGCTCTACCTGTCTGGCACGCTCCGCTTCCGGGCGAAGAACAGCTCGAACACCGTCTTCGACTCGCCGAGCATCGCGCCGGACTTCGGCAACTGGCACCACCTGGCCGCAACGCACGACGGCGCCAACCTGCGCGTCTACCGCGATGGAGTCCTGGCGAGCACAACGGCCATGGCCTTCGCTGTGTGGGACGCGCAGAACTTCCGCGTGCTGGACCAGACCGGATCGGCCATCCGGATCGACGACCCGCGCTACTTCGACTCCGCGCTGAGCCAGTCCGAGATCGCCACCTGGATGGCGACGCCCGCCGGAGCCTCGGTCAATCAGGGGACGCTCGCCGGCAGCTTCAGCTCGCCGACGGCAGATATCACCGGCGGCAGTATCCCTTCTGATCCCGGCGCGATCGACGGAGCATTCAGCTCTCCGGCCATAGACCTGAATGCCACCGCCACTGCACAAGTAACCGTGGATGGCACTTTCGCAGCGCCGGTGACAGCGCTCGACACCGAGTCCACGGCGTCCGCCGAGCTGGCCGGGGACTTCGCCAGCCCCACGTTCAGTTCCGAGGGCAGTTCAGCCGGACTGAACACCGCCGAGCTGGCCGGGGACTTCGCCGCGCCAACCGTCGCCGCCTCGGGCAACGCGAGCACCGATGTCTCGATGATTGGGACATTCAGTATTCCGGTCTTCGCCGGAAGTGGCGGCGTGCCGATCCCCGATCGCGATATCCTGGTCACCATCAGGCCTGGGGACAGTTCGACGACCTCGATCGCGGCCGGGCCGGAGCGCATCAGCGTGACGGCAGGAGACTTCCGTAGGACCGAGATAGGGGCCTGATCAATGGACAAGCAGTGGAGGAACGGGTCGAAGCAGTTCATCGACTTCACGGTGACGCTCAAGGATCCGGACGGCGAGCTGACCCTGGCCGAGGTGGAGGCGCTCGACTTCGATGTCGCAATCACGCAGAGCTCGGACACGCCTGCGCGCGACGCTGAGGACTGGATCGCACCCTCGGTCGAGAAGGAGGTAACCGAGGTCGAGGGGACCTTCGTGGTCGCGATCCGGCACCTCTACACCGCCACCACCAAGGGCCTGAAT